ACTAAGTCAGAATTTGCTTCATATTTATTACCTGCATGGTTCTTAGGGCGATATCCAGACAAAAAGATTATTCAGTGTTCTCATACAGCAGAGCTTGCAGTTGGTTTTGGTCGTAAGGTGCGTAACTTAGTAGGTTCTCCTGCATACCAAGAGATATTTCCGGGCGTAGGACTACAAACTGACTCTAAAGCGGCTGGTAGATGGAACACAAGTGCGGGCGGTGATTACTTTGCTATCGGGGTAGGTGGTGCTGTAACAGGAAAAGGTGCAGATATACTCATAATTGATGTCCCACATTCAGAACAAGAAGCAGCTATGGCTGCAAGTAACCCAGAAGTATATGATAAGGTATATGAATGGTATACATCAGGGCCTAGGCAGCGACTACAGCCGGGGGGAGCAATTATTATCGTGCAAACCCGATGGTCCAAGAGAGACTTAACGGGTCAAGTAGTTGAAGCAGCATCGCAAAGGGGCAATGAGAATTGGAGGGTTGTTGAGTTACCTGCAGTATTACCCAACGGAAAACCACTATGGCCTGAGTTCTGGAGTATTGAGGAGTTAGAAGCTACACGTGATGCAATTGATGTGTCCAAGTGGCAAGCTCAGTATCAACAGAATCCCACATCTGAAGAGGGAGCCATAATAAAGAGAGAGTGGTGGCAGAAGTGGCCTAGTAATACACCTCCACAAACAGAATTTGTACTGCAGACTTGGGATACTGCATTTGAGAAGAGTCAGCGAGCGGATTACTCAGCGTGTACTACATGGGGTGTTTTTTATAAGCCTGATGAGACTGGACTCTCACAAGCAAACATTATAATGCTAGATGCTAAACGTGGGCGATACGAGTTCCCTGAGTTAAAACAGATCGTGCTAGATGAGTATAAGTTCTGGAAACCTGACAGTATTATTATAGAGAAAAAGGCTTCTGGTGCTCCACTAATATATGAGCTTAGGGCTATGGGTATTCCTGTTGGGGAATTTACACCTACACGCGGTAACGACAAAATATCAAGGCTTAACTCTATTGCAGATATATTTGCATCTGGTAGAGTATGGGTGCCCAACACACGTTGGGCTGATGAGGTAGTAGAAGAAGTAGCCGCATTCCCTGCAGGTCAGCATGATGACTATGTAGATACCGTTGCTATGGCAATGGCAAGATTTCGTAAGGGCGGATTCCTAACAACTAACCTAGACAAACCTGATGAGCCAGAAGAATTTAGAGGACGATCATACGGCAGATCGGCATATTATTAATGAAAAAAGTTTTACATAGAATTATAGACATACTAGCTATTGCAGTATTTAGTTTTTTATTATTAGGATTGGTGCTCATATCATTAGATGAGTATTGGCAATATTTATACGGTTAAGGATCATAGATGATAGAGAAAAGTTTAAACCCAGCCCCACAAGGCTTAGCAGCATTAAGTGAAAATGAAGAGCCTTTGGAGGTAGAGATAGAAGACCCTGAGTCTGTAACTATAAGACATGGTGGTGATATTATTTTACAAATACAAAAAGAAGTAGATGAGGAAAAATTCAATGCTAACCTTGCAGAAGAGATTTCAGATAATGTATTGGAGTCTTTGGCTTCTGATCTTATTAATGATTTCGAGTCTGATATAAGCGCCAGAAAAGACTGGGTTCAAACCTACGTTGACGGGCTTGAGCTACTCGGCCTTAATATGGAAGATCGCTCTGAACCTTGGGAAGGCGCGTGTGGTGTATATCACCCACTGCTAACTGAGGCAGTTATTAAGTTCCAAGCAGAGACTATAACTGCAACATTCCCTGCATCGGGCCCTGTTAAAACACAGATCATTGGTAAAGAGACGCAAGAGAAAAAAGAAGCTTCTCAACGTGTTCAAGACGATATGAACTACCAGCTTACTGATGTAATGACTGAGTATAGACCTGAGCATGAGCGTATGTTATGGGGCCTTGGATTAGCTGGTAATGCGTTTAAGAAAGTATACTACGACCCATACTTAGGCCGTCAGGTTTCAATGTACGTACCTGCTGAAGATATGGTTGTCCCTTATGGCGCAGCGGACTTACAAAGCGCAGAGCGTGTAACCCATGTAATGCGTAAGACTGAAAACGAAATACGAAGGCTTCAGTATGAAGGGTTTTATAGAGACATTGATTTAGGTGAACCTTCTAACACTATGGATGACATAGAAAAGAAGATCGCTGATAAGCTTGGCTTTAGAGCATCTACTGATGATCGTTTTAAACTACTTGAAATGCATGTTGAATTAAACCTTGAAGGGTTTGAGCATGAAGATCATGACGGTGAGCAAACAGATATTGCCCTGCCTTATATAGTCACTGTTGAGAAAGGCACTAATAGTATTTTAGCTATACGCAGAAACTGGAACCCAGATGATGAATCATGTAAAAAGCGTAACCATTTCGTTCACTATGGGTATGTGCCGGGGTTTGGCTTTTATTGCCTTGGGCTTATTCATCTTATTGGTGGTTTTGCCAAGTCATCTACTTCAATACTTCGTCAACTTGTCGATGCGGGCACTCTCAGTAATCTTCCGGGAGGATTTAAAACCAGAGGACTAAGAGTAAAAGGTGATGATACACCTATTTCTCCGGGCGAATGGCGTGATGTAGATGTACCATCCGGTGTAATTAGGGATAACTTTTTTAACCTCCCTTATAAAGAACCAAGCCAAACACTACTAACGTTGTTAGGGAGTATTGTTGATGAAGGGCGTAAGTTTGCGGGTTCAGCTGATTTGTCTGCTTCGGATATGTCTGCTAATGCGCCTGTAGGAACAACCCTAGCTATTTTAGAAAGAACTCTTAAAGTAATGAGTGCAGTTCAAGCGCGTGTCCATTATTCTATGAAACAAGAATTTATCCTGATTAGGGATATTATTAGAGACTATTGTCCAGAGGAGTACTCGTATGAACCGACTGAAGGTGGCCGCCATGCTAAAAAAGCTGACTATGATTTGGTATACGTGCTTCCTGTATCAGACCCCAACGCCTCCACAATGGCACAACGGGTTGTTCAGTACCAAGCGGCACTGGCACTAGCTACACAATCTCCACAACTGTATAACATGCCTGTATTGCATAGGCAGATGCTTGAAGTACTAGGTATACCTAATTACCAAAAGTTAGTACCGATGAATGATGATATGAAACCTCGTGACCCTATTACAGAGAATCAAAATATTCTTAAGAGTAAACCTGTAAAAGCATTTCTGTATCAAGATCATCAAGCACATATCACAGTACACATGTCCGCTATGCAATCCCCTGAAGTACAACAAGTATTGCAGCAATCTATGGGTCAAAACCCACAGGCATTACAAGCCTTACAAGCAGCCATGTCTGCACATATTAATGAGCATCTTGGCTATGAGTATCGTAAGCAGATTGAGCAAACGATGGGGCAGGATATTCCTAGTTATGGTGACGATGATGAAGATAACCAAATAACTATTCCAGAAGAGATGGAGTTACGAATATCTAAACTTGCGGCTCAAGCATCACAACAGTTACTGCAACAAGGCCAACAACAAGCGGCACAACAAGCAGCTCAGCAAAAAGCCCAAGATCCTCTGATTCAAATGCAACAACAAGAGTTACAACTTAAAGCTCAAGACTTACAACGTAAAGTAGCTAAAGATCAGTCTGATGCTCAGTTAGAAGTAATGAAGATACAAGTTGACCGTGAACGTATTAATGCAAGTCAAGAGTCGGCTGGGGCAAATGTAGCAGCTAGTATGCAAAATACTGACAAACAATTAACGGCTAAGCAAGATGAGTTAGCTGCAAAGCTAGGAGTAGATGTAGCCCTTAAAGAAGGCGAACGTGCTCACCAAAAATACCAAACTAACCAAAACCACGCGCATCAACGCGGACTGGCTGAGATGAAAGCTGCACAAGCAGAGCGGCAAGCAAGATGAACTAAACAAGGTGGTAAAGAGTAATGGATAAAGAAGCAGAAATTTTGTTTAAACAAATCGATGACCGAGTATCGTTATTAACACAAGCAATAACTGCTGGACGACCTGAAGACTACGCCCAATACAAGTATACGTGTGGGCAAATCAACGGGCTAACCCAAGCACGAACTGCTATAGAAACATTAACCAAGAAACTGGAGTTTGAAGACTAATGAGTAAAATCTTAATAGGTACTAATGCGAAGAACCCTACGGTTGTTGGCTCAATAGACCTAACAGCCACTAATGCAGAGAAAGCAACACAGTTGCCCATACCTTCTGGCTTTCGCATATTGTGTGCATTACCAGAAATAGATAAGGAGTATGAAAGTGGGATTATCAAAGCTGATGAGACACTACGATATGAAGGTCTATTGGCTACTGTGTTGTTTGTTGTGGCTATGGGCACTGATTGCTATGCTGACAAAGAGCGTTTCCCTACTGGACCTTGGTGTAAGGTTGGGGATTTTGTGTTAGTACGCCCTAACGCAGGCACACGCATGAAGATCCACGGCACAGAAATGCGCATAATTAATGATGATTCTGTTGAGGGTATTGTACTTGACCCACGCGGCATATCCAGAGCATAAAGGAGAATAGACATGGCATACGATAAAGACTTTGAATTTCCAGATGAAGTAACAGAAGATATTGATGACGATACCTATGAGATTGATGACGATACCTATGAGATT